AAAAATATGGGCTTATGATCACTATGCTTCTTTTGAAGTAGAAGCTGAAGATAATGCCGAATCTATTGAAAAATCTATCCTTGACAAAATTGGAGAAAAGAGTATAGTTTGGGAATCAACGGGAATGTTTAATCACGCCCGTAGAATAACCTATGAGGAGGTTAGTCATGACCGAAGGCCTATACAAACAGAAAAGGTCCTTGGAGTTGAGGTGGCAGTTGGAGTATGAGCAAAATGGCAAATATACTCTCAACATGGTCGAAATTGATAATGCAATTAAAAGCATTATTACTGAGATCAAACTGGAAGAATCTAAAATTGCAGATAGAGAAAATGCAATTCAAGCTTCGGCCGCTCAAGTTTCTGTGGCAACTTAGATAAACGCCACATCGCTGAAATCGTACTTTTATGCAGGGATCTCTTGCACTCTACTCAAAACTATCATATAAATAAACTACTATACAAATTTAACAAAACTTAAATGTAGACGCGTATAGTCGACTATCCCCTAGGGACTACATTTAAATATTCTAGGAGGAATATTATGGCAAACACATCGTTTAACGGTCCGGTTAGATCCGAAAAAGGATTTCAACAGATCAATAAAGCAGCTAGTACAGGAGTTATAACATCAAGGTTTTTAGGAACGAAACCTGATTTAACTAGTTTAACTGCAACTGTAGTAGCAACATCAGCAACATTAACTTACGCAGCTAATGTAATTACGGTCAACAACTATGCGGGGGACGCTGCTCAAGCAGTAACTTTACCGGCAGCAACAGTAGGAACTTATGTAGTTCATGCTCAATCAGATGATACAACTGGTGGAGTACTTACTTTGACTTTTACATGTGCAGGAAGTGATGTTTTTAGAACTGGATCAAAAGTGGAAAGTAGAGCCACTGGAGCAGTTCAAACTATAGACACGTCCACAGCAAGTGAAACGATATTAACGTATACACCTGCGAATGCAGCAACCAATAGTTTAACTCATGGTTGTTATCTGTATTTTACTTGTTTTGAAAAAGGCATTTGGAACTTTGCTCATGACTTATCAACAAGCAATACTGCAGATACAGGCGCAGCTGCTTGGAGTTAATAAATAAATAATTAAAGTGCTCCTTCGGGAGCACTTTTTAAGGAGATAAAAATTATGGCAAACGTATCAGACGTAAAATCGAAATTGTTTAAAGCTGTTGCAGCTGACCCTAATGGAATTTGTCTCGCTCAAACTGCTTCTGGCGCTGCGGATTTAACTTTAAATGGAGCTCAGGTATCAGGTGGAGTTGCAGAAGACGGCTCTAACATGGCAAGTACTGTAACAATAACATCTGCGGGTTCGGATGAATCCGGAGACACTTTTGAAGTAGTAGGAACAGATGCAAATGGTGACGCTCAAACAGAATCAAGCATAACTGGTCCGGGTGCAAGTGCTACAGTAACTACAAGTGCAGCTTTTTTAACTGTGACTGGAGTTTCTGTTGGTTCCGCATTAACAGGCAATGTAACGGTTGGATTCACAGCTACTAGTACAACTACAGGAATTATATTTGCAGGTAGAACTAGAGTCAGAGGGTGTCATGGAGTTAGTGATTCAGGAACTGCTGGCGCTTTAATTGTGCGAAATACTTCTCAATCAGGAACAAAAGTAATGGAAATAGATGCACCGGCAGCAGCTGGTACAATCGAACCATTTATACCTGATAATGGAGTATTGTGTACTGCTGGAGCTTATATAGATATAAGCACCGGATATGATAGCGTTACGATGTTTTATGACGGGTAGGGTTAGATGGCTAACACTACTTCTCAATCTTACACTTTTGATAAAACTCTTCCGATTGAAGAAATTGTAGAAGAATCTTACGAAAGAATTGGTCTACAAAACGTTTCAGGATATCAATTAAAAACAGCTAAACGATCTTTAAATCTTTTATTTTCTGAATGGAGTAATAGAGGACTTCATTATTGGGAAGTGGCTAATCAAGGTTTTACTTTAGTAGACGGAACGAATGTTTATACAACCTATAGATCTCCTCAAGATGGGGCTTCTAACGGATTAACAACTACTTTGTCTGCAGGAATTAATGCATCAGTTACAGATATTCCTTTAACAGAAGTTAAAGACATGCCTGGTGCGGATCAAGGCGGAGGAACAATTACGGTTAACTCGGAAACAATTAGATACACAGGAAAATCTGCTGCAACAGGTGCAGCGAATCTTACGGGAGGTGTTCGTGGATCTAATGGAACAACAGAAGCTACGCACTCCAGTGGTGATGCAGTTACTCAACATGCGACTGGAATGGATAATATTCTAGAAGTTAACTATAGAATTACTTCTAGTGATATTGATTCACCAATGACTGAAGTAAGTCGATCTCAGTACCAAGGTTATTCTAACAAAGCTGCAAAAGGAACTCCCACTTCTTATTTTGTTCAAAGATTTATTGATAGAACAATTATAACTTTATATTTAACTCCAGGCGCAGCAGAAGATGGAAATAAATTAAATTTATATTATGTAAGAAGAATTCAGGATACAGGCGCTTATACAAATGCAGTTAATGTTCCTTACCGATTTGCTCCCTGTATGACGGCAGGACTAGCATTTTATTTATCTCAAAAAAATGCCCCACAAAGATCACAAGAATTAAAACTTTATTATGAGGATGAACTGGCTAGAGCTATAAAAGAAGATGCTGATATTACAAGCACTTATATTGCTCCTAAAGTTTATTATCCTAACGCTTAATTATGACTACATTTGCTTCAGGTAAACATGCACTTGCTATTTCAGATAGATCTGGATTAGCTTTTCCTTATTTAGAAATGGTAAGGGAATGGAATGGGGCATGGGTTCATTTTTCAGAATTTGAACCTAAACAACCTCAGTTGGAGCCTAAGCCCACAAGTGCAGATCCCCAGGCTTTACAAAGAGCAAGACCAGCTAGAACAGAATTTGCAACAGAAGATTTTTTACCTGTTGATCCTTTTTCTACAGCGGGTACAACAACTCTAACTTTAAGCTTTCCTTATGGAGGACTCTTAGTTGACGATCAAGTAAGATTTACGGAAGTAAAATCTGATGTAGGAGGAGTTTCAATTCAACGCTTAGAATTGAATACTACTTTAAATGGAGATATTACTTCTACAGCTACAACAATTGCTTTAACTGATGCGTCAAATTTTCCCACAAGTGGATATATTGTTATTAGAAAAGTTTGGACTCAGGCTGATTTAACAGCAGGAACAATTACCGATCCATTATTAGTAGGAAAATTTGTTAATGAAACTGTTCAATACACCGGAAAATCCACTAACGATTTAACCGGTTGTACCAGAGGAACAGCTGCTCCTTATAGAGGGTATACTCCTACTTCTACTACGGCTAATGCTCATACTAGCGGAGTTGAAGTTTTTGGATCTCATAAAATTGTTACAAGAGTTTCCACAACAGTTAAACAAGCTGGTGTACCATCTACAGTAACTGAATATAACAGCTTTACATTGACTCTACCTTCTGCTGCCTCTACAACAGAGATAGGGGGTGGAATTAATTGTGTTATAGGACCGGTTAATCAAAGGAGATAATAATGATTAAATTTTTAAAAAAATTATGGAAAAAATTATTTGGGCAAACTTCTACTACACTCCCAGAAAATGTAGGAGAAAAAATAGTTAAGCCAACACCTAAACCAAAACCCACCCATTGTGGTACACATAAAAGATTTAAAAAAAGTTGTCCGAATTGTCAGGAGGCTCTTAAGTAATGGCTGGATATACATACACAACTTTAAAAGCAGCGATTCTAGCTTATACTGAAACCGATGCAAATGTTTTAACTACAACTATTGTAGATCAGTTTATTGAAAATGCAGAATTTAGAATTTTTTATGATGTTCCAATAGATGCATATAGATATGTTAGTGAAGGAAATTTAGCTATTGATGATAATACAATAAATGTTCCTGGATTAGGAACCAAAGGAAATACTGGAACAGTATTTGTGCGTGGGGTAGAAGTTTTTAATAGTACATCAGTTACTACCGGCCCTGGTGAATGGTTACAGAAAAAAGACCAAACCTATTTAAGTGAATATGTCAATAGATCCACGGGTTCTTCAGGAGGCCAAACAGGCCAAGATGTAACAGGATTTCCTAAATATTATGCAATGTTTGGAGGTGCTACTGGCACTTCATCAACTACTTCAGGAGGTCTTTATGTAGCTCCTACACCAGACGCTAATTATATGCATAGAATATATTACGATATGGTACCCAAGAGTCTAACTACTACAGCTACAACTTATTTAAGTCAGTACTTTCCACAGGGCTTATTATATGCTACTTTAGTAGAAGCTTATGGATTTTTAAAAGGTCCTATGGATATGTTGACTTTATACGAAAATAAATATAAACAAGAAGTACAGAAATTTGGAGGAGTCCAAATTGGAAGACGAAGACGAGATGACTATACTGACGGCACCGTTAGAATACCAGTCAACTCTCCGTCACCGTAAACTAGGAGATTTTTATGGCAATAGCATCAGTTTTAACAGACACTTTTAAAGAAGAATTATTGGGAGGCTATCATAGTTTTAATGCTTCCGGCGATACACCAGCAGGAAGTGCTTTTAAAATAGCTCTTTACACCAGCTCAGCAACACTTGGCACTACTACAGCTGCTTATACAGCGACTGATGAAGTTGCATCCGGTGGTGGTTATACTACTGCTGGAGAAGCTTTAACAAATACTGGAGTAGCTAAAAGCACAGTTACTTCTTACACAGATTTTTCGGATGTCTCATGGACATCTGCTTCTTTCACAGCAAGAGGATGTTTAATTTATAATTCATCTACAATCTCTGGACTAACATCAAATGCTACTGTTTGCTCTATTGATTTTGGTGGCGATAAAACAGTTTCTTCTGGAACATTCACAATTCAATTTCCAGCTAACGATTCATCCAACGCTATTATAAGAATCACGTCATAGGGAGGTAAATCCTTATGGCTAACTCTTGGGGAGAATCCGGTACAACCTGGGGCCAAGGCGACTGGGGTCAACAAGACGTAACCACTGTACATCTTACAGGGTTTTCAATTACATCAACATTAGGAGACGCTCAATCTTATCCGGAACAAGGATGGGGTAGAGATGCTTGGGGCGATGAAAACTGGGGCGATAGTAATTTAACTCTTGCTGTCACGGGTTTTTCAATTACAGCTTCTTTAGGAACTTTAGATTATGCTGGTTCCATTGAAGGCTGGGGCAGAGATGAATGGGGTTATGGTAACTGGGGTGAAAATACTACCACAGTTATAGTTGATGGTTTAGAAATGACGGCTCTCCAGGGTCCTAGTGGCTGGGGATTAGCTCCTTGGGAAGAAATGGTTTCGTGGGGTGGAGATTTAAGTTGTGAGACAACTCAATTATCTATTGTCGCTCTTACAGGTATAGAAGCAACAGCTTCTTTAGGAACACCACAAATAAATTACGATTTTAAATTTACTCTTACTGAGTCTTTATTAGGAACCCTTTCTCTAGGAAGTTTAGAAACTGTCCCTGATATGCAGATTGGAGTTTCAGGCTATGCAATAACAGGAAGCTTAGGTACTCCTACTCATGAGATGAAGTATCCGATCACTGGCTACGAGGCTACAATGAGTCTGGGTACAATAGAAGTTACTTCAAATCCATTAGTTCTTGTTTCAGGATTTGCAATAACAGGTTCTTTAGGAAGTCTGCCGACAATTGACGATATGCAGATTGGTGTTAGTGGTTATTCTATAACCGGTTCTCTAGGAACTATTACTGTTACCGATATGTCTATAGGATTAAGTGGTTTTGAAGTTGCCAGTACTTTAGGTTCAGGGGGAGTCGCACCACTAGGTTATAAAGATGTTGACATTACAGGGAATACATCTTATACAAATAAAAGCGTAACCGGCAATACTGCTTATACGGATATAGAACACTCAGGTTAAGGAGAAAATTATGGCATCAAATTATACGGTACTTGGAATTCAACTTATGACGACTGGCGAAAAAGCCGGTCTATGGGGTGGGTTAACAAATACAAACTGGGATATCATCGAACAGATTTCAGGTGGTTATACCACACAAGCAGTAACAGACGGGGCTGATACAGATTTATCAGTTTCTGATGGAGCAACAGGAGCCACACTTGCGCACAGAATTATAGAATTAACAGGATCCCTTACATCGGGCCGGAATGTAACTATTCCTATTGATGTTCAACAATTTTATATAATTAAAAACGCAACTACTGGTTCACAAATAGTAACATTTAAATATGTTTCAGGTAGTGGTAGTAGTGTTGCCATTGCTAACGGAGAT